CAGGACCGATGAGCCAGTACGACGAGCGCAAAGATCAGATCATCGACGACATCGTCGCTGGGCTGTCTGATGGCGTCCCGCTTCGGGAGTTGTGCCGCCGCGAAGGTATGCCGAGTTGGCGCACGGTGTATAGCTGGATGGACGCAGACGAGGCCGTCGCAACACGGGTCGCGCAGGCGCGGGAGATCGGCTTCGAGGCCATCGCCGAGGAAATCCTCGACATCGCCGACGACGCGTCGAACGACTGGATGCAACGCAAGCGCCAGAACGGCACGGTGGACATCGTGCTCGACAGCGATCACGTCCAGCGCAGCAAGCTTCGCATCGAGACGCGGCTCAAGCTGCTGGCCTGCTGGAACCCGAAGAAGTACGGCACCAAGCAGACGGTCGATGTCGGGAACAAAGACGGCGAGACCCTCAAGGCCGACATCAACATCGACACCGTCGCCCTCACGAAGGAACTGGCCGAGGCCCTGCGCAACCAGAAGGCAGCCAAATGATCCACCGCCGTCGCGAAGGTGAACTGGTCAAGTCCGGCCTCAACGTCCAGTGGGGACCGAAGGCCAAGGGCCTCATCCTGCGCACGCCGTGGACCAGCCTGTACATCGACTGGGACCGGCACGCGCGCCGCCTCCGCTTCGCGATGCCGTTCGGCTTCGACTGGCGTGCGCCGATTGGCCCTTGGCGTCGCATCGCCGACCTCGAGGCCGCCGCGTCGAAGCACGAACTCGAGCAGCGCGCACTCAACTACGCGCTGCATCTGGCCAATGAGCGTTACGACAAGATACGCGAAGCCAACGCCCAACTGCGCGAGACGCTGACCCTCTACCGGAACGCATGACCGACGTCTCGACGATCCTCGCCCAGTTGGACCCCGCGCAGCGCCTGCATCTCGACTGGCAGCGCAGGTGGGTGGACACCGCCCGCGACAACCAGATCGTGCCGAGTGACGGCTGGAGCGAGATGGGCTTCCTCGCCGGTCGCGGCTTCGGAAAGACCCGCGTCGGTGCCGAGTGGATCACGCGCGCCGTGTTCGAAGACCCGAGCGGCTTCGATAGCTGCGTGATCGCGCCGACCTATCAGGACGTCAAGATCACCTGCTTCGAGGGCGAGAGCGGCATCCTGTCCGTCCTGCCGCCCGAGTTGCTGATCGAGCACAACAAGTCCGACATGTTCATCAAGATGCGCAACATCGCAGGCGGCGTCAGCACGATACGCGGCTTCACGGCAGAGAAGCCCGAGCGACTGCGCGGCCCGCAGCACTGTCGCGGCTGGTTCGACGAACTCGCGGCGTGGCAGTACGACCAAGAGACGTGGGACATGGCCATGTTCGGGATGCGTCTCGGCGACAACCCGCAGGTCGTGTGGACGACGACGCCGAAGCCGAAGGAGATCATCCGCAAGCTGTCCGCGCCGCAGGACAGGCGCATCATCGTGCGCGGCTCGACGTTCGACAACAAGGCGAACCTGCCCGACAACTTCTTCAAGCAGCTTGAGCAGTACGAAGGCACGACGCTTGGCCGTCAGGAACTGTACGGCGAACTGATCGACCCCGAAGAGAGCGGCATCATCAAGCGTAGCTGGTTCCGGCTCTGGCCTGCCAAGCGCCCGCTGCCCGCGTTGGACTACATCATCCTGTCGCTCGACACCGCCTTCACCGAGGCAACCTACGACAAGAAGAAGGGCGACGCCGACAGCACGGCGTGCGTCGTCATGGGCAGCTTCCACGACAAGGAAGGCCAGAGCCACCTGATGGTGCTCGACTGCTGGTCCGAGCAGATGGGGATGCCCGACCTGATGAAGCGCGTGAAGCGCGAACTCAACGTGGCCTACGGCGACGATCAGGACACCGCGCTGATCAAGCCGATGTTCGGCAGCGGCAAGCCCGTCACGTCGGGCCGCAAGCCCGACCTGTGCCTGATCGAGGACAAGGGCAGCGGCATCAGCCTGCGCCAGATGCTCGAGCGCGAGGGCATCGACGCCTACGCCTACAACCCCGGACGTGCCGACAAGCTGGCACGCCTGCACATGGTCAGCCACATCTTCTCGCGCCGCCGTGTCTGGCTGCCCGAGAGCGACAAGTTCCCCGGCCAGCCGCGCACTTGGGTCGAGCCAATGCTGGCGCAACTGTGCGCCTTCACGGGTCCGAACAGCGTCAAGCACGACGACTACGTGGACGCCATGTCACAGTGCGTGCGTCTGTGCATCGACAAGGGGCTGGTTTCGGTGCTAAAGAGCACGCCGAAAGAGATCGACAAGCCACCGCCTAAGATCATCCCCAATCCGTATGGGCAATAAGGACAGGTCATGAACGAAGACGACATGCAGCCGGAAGACGAGATCACCGAGGGCGAGATGGTTGATTTCGAAGGCGGCGATGAGAGCGACGTCGAGGACACCGAAGACGGTGGCGCTATCGTCACGCTCGACGAAGACGCGCCGCCCAAGGGCGAAGACGCGTTCTACGACAACCTCGCCGAGACGATGCCGGACAGCGACCTCAACAGCCTGTCGTCGAAGTTCCTCGACCTGATCAGCAAGGACAAAGAGGCGCGCAAGAAGCGCGACGAGCAGTACGAAGAGGGCATCCGCCGCACCGGCCTCGGCGACGACGCACCCGGCGGCGCGCAGTTCAACGGCGCGTCGAAGGTCGTCCACCCGATGATGACCGAGGCGTGCATCGACTTCGCGTCACGCGCCATCAAGGAACTGCTGCCGCCGCAGGGTCCGGCCAAAGACCTGATCGAGGGTGAGGTCACCCTCAAGAAAATCCAGAAGGCAAAGCGCAAGACCGCGCTCATGAACTGGCAGCTTACGGTCCAGAGCCAAGAGTTCCGCAGCGAACTCGAGCAGGTACTGACGCAGGTGCCGCTCGGCGGCGCGCAGTATCTCAAGCTGTCGTGGGACGAGGCGCGTAACCGCCCCGGCTTCCTCGGCGTCATGATCGACGACATGTACCTGCCGTTCGCCGCGACCAACTTCTACACGGCGCAGCGCAAGACGCACGTCCAGTACCTGACGCAGCTTGACTACGAAGAGCGCGTCAAGTCCGGCATGTACCGCGACGTCGATCTGACGCCTCCCGGCCTCGAGCCGGAACGCTCGGCTGCCGATCAGGCCAACGACAAGATCGAGGGCCGCAGCGACACCAGCTACAACGAGGACGGTCTGCGCACCGTGTTCGAGTGCCACGTCACCGCCGACATCGAGGGCGACGGCAACGCGCCGTACATCATCACCATCGACAAGCCGTCGGGCAAGGTGCTTGCGATCTATCGCAACTGGGACATGGAAGACGAGAGCCGCGAGGCGCTTGACTGGTTCGTCGAGTTCCCGTTCATCCCGTGGCGCGGCGCGTACCCAATCGGCCTGCCGCACATGATCGGCGGCCTGTCGGCTGCCGCGACGGGCGCACTGCGCGCCCTGATGGACAGCGCGCACATCCAGAACGTCCCGACCATGCTCAAGCTGAAGGGCGGCACGCGCGGCGGGCAGTCCCTCAACATCCAGCCGACGCAGGTCGAGGAGATCGAGGGCGGCCTGAACGTCGATGACGTCCGCAAGCTGGCGATGCCGATCCCGTTCAACCCGCCAAGCCCGACGCTGTTCCAGTTGCTCGGCTTCGTGGTCGATGCAGGCAAGGGCGTCGTCCGCACGTCGATGGACAATCTGGCCGACCAGAACCCGAACGCGCCGGTCGGCACGACACTGGCCCTCATTCAAGAGGGCATGACGGTCTTCTCGTCGATCCACGCACGTCTGCACGCCTCGATGGCGCGTATGCTGCGCATCCTGCACCGCCTGAACGGCATGTACCTCGACGACGAGGACACCGAGATGGAGATCGGCGAGGAACTGGCGACGCGCGCCGACTTCAACGGCCCGATGGACGTCGTGCCGGTGTCCGACCCCGCAATCTTCAGCGAGAGCCAGCGTTTTGCGCAGGTTCAGGCCGTGTCGCAGCGCGCCCAGTTGATGCCGCAGTTGTACAACCAGTACAAAGTCGAAGAGCGGCTGCTCGAGACGCTGCGCGTGCCCAACGCGAAGGAACTGCTGAACCCTCCGGTCCAGCCGAAGCAGCAGAACGCCGTCAACGAGAACGTCTCGGCGACGATGGGCAAGGCGATTGTCGCCTTCCCAGAGCAGGATCACATCGCGCACCTCAAGACGCACTTGGCGTACATGACCAGCCCGATGTTCGGCGGCAATCAACTGATCGCGCCGACGTATCTGCCGGTCATGCTGGCTCACCTCAAGGAGCACATGGCTCTGTGGTACGCCGCGACCGTGCTCGATCTGGCCGAAGACACGTCTGGCGTGGACATCAGCGAAGAGATGAAGCACATCAAGGAGCCGGAGGCCAAGCGCGCCTTCGACCGGATGCTGGCCGAGGCGTCGCTGAACGTCGTCGGCGAGGCTGGCAACATCTTCGAGGCGCTGCCGCCGGTTATCGCGCAGGCCATGCAGATGATGCAGCAGCTTGCGCCGCAGCCGCCGCAAGACCCGCGCGCAGCCATCGAGGGCCAGAAGCTTCAGGCGCAGGCACAGCGCGATCAGGCGCAGATGCAGCTTGAGGGCCAGAAGATGCAGGGTCAGATGCAGCTTGAGGGCCAGAAGATGGCCGCACAGGCGCAGCAGGACCAGATCGAGGCGCAGCTTCAGCAGCAGAAGCTTCAGATCGAGCAGCAGCTTGAGCAGATGAAGCAGGATCGCGAGGAC